TAATGTGGAAAGTACTACTAGGTCTTTTAAAAGGAGGTGAAGGTAGAAAATCTGTTGCCGGTGGTTTGGCTTGGGAAATAAGAGAAGCGATTAAAGGCAAAGAACTTGACCCTGAAAAACTAATAGAACTACAAACTAAAATAAATTTAGCTGAAGCTTCACACAGAACTTTATTCGTTGCTGGTTGGAGACCATTTATAGGTTGGATATGCGGATTTGCATTAGCTTATAATTTTGTTATTAGAGATTTGTTTATATGGATAACTAAAACAACAGATGCACCACCACCATTACAAATGGAACATTTAATGACCGTACTTCTAGGTATGCTAGGATTAGGAGGTCTTCGAACTTACGAAAAAATAAAAGACAAAGTAAAATAAAAAATTATGTATCAAAAAAATCAGAGTGATTTCACTACAAGTGCTATTGATCTTCTTTTAGTTTCTACGCTAAAAGCTGAAACTATAGTATTAGCAAGCGCAGCTTTAGCTAGTACTGTAGCTAATCTACCCGCAAGCTCAACGGCTGTTGTTTATGCAGATGGTGGAACATTTACAGGTTCGGCAACTAAAACCGCACTAGGAACTACTGCAGGTGCTTTATACCAAGTAACTTCAGCTGCAGACGGAACAGTAGCTAGTATAACTGTAGTAACTAAAGGACCTAACTTTGCAGCAGGTAAAACTATTATATTTAGCGCAACAGCTTTAACACAAGCTTTTGGCGTTCAAGATCCAGCTATAACAGGAGTAATAACATATACTCCAGCAACTGCTAATTTAGAGTTACCAAGTACAAACTTTACTCAACGTCCAGTAGCTTTATATGTTGGAGTTGGAGGTGATATAACTTTGACATTAGCAAGTGATTCAACTGAAATTAAATTTGTAGGTGTAGCAGCTGGAACCTTTTTAGACGTGCTATGCACTAGTGTTAACACTGGAGCAGCTGGAAGTCCAACATCAGGATTACTAGCCCTTAGATAAAAATAATAACAAGTATCAATTAAATTAAATCAAATGAAAAAAGTAGAAAGTAAAGAAGTAAGTAAAATTACAGACGAGCAATTAGAAGTAATTACAAAGCATCAAAAAGATTTAAACAAATCTTTAACTAACATTGGCTTTTTAGAAACTCAAAAGCATAGCTTATTACATGAGTATGCTGGAATTGTAGATGACATTGAAAAGTACAAAAAAGAATTAGAAGATGTTTACGGAGCTATCAATATAAATATTGAAGACGGAACATATACTGAAATTGTAAAAGAAGAATAGTGGACCACATTATAAGAAAAATCAGCATTGGTTCTGATTATAAAAATGATGCTATGCACTATGCGGTTGGTCAGTCTGTATATGGAGGACATACGATATCTCATATTCTTTTCGAAGAAGAAGAGCAATCTTATAATATACATATACAAAAAAGTGATGAGATTTTGCCTTGGAAGAAATTCAATAAAAACATGGCAGTATCAATTGAATACGATTTAGAATATTAATGAATAGTGTTCACCAGTTTATAGTAAAACCTATAGGTGAAAGATATAATAATGAAATAACTATTGGTGATAAAAAGCTAATAGTTAATTCTAGTATCTCTGACCATAAGTTTGTAAATAGAGAAGCAGAAATAATAGCCACGCCATTAGCTTATAAAACTAAGTTAAAAAAAGGCGATAGAGTTATAGTTCATCACAATCTATTTAGAAGATACTATGATTTAAAAGGTAAGTCAGTTAATAGCACAAAGTTTTTTAAAGATGATATGTGTTTTGCCTCTATAGATCAAGTGTATATGAAAAAGAGTAATAACTCTTGGGAAACTCTAGACAACTACTGCTTTGTTAAGCCTGTGGTTAATAAGGATGATTCTAACTTAAGTAAGCTTAAAAAGTGCGTTGGTATAGTAAAATATAATAATAGCACCTTAGAAGCTCTTAAAATCAACAATGGAGATTTAGTCGGATTTAAAAAGAACAGAGAATTTGAGTTCTTAATTGACGGTGAGGTACTTTATTGTATGCAATCAAATGATATTTTAATTAAGTATGAAAATAAAGGAAACGAAACTGAATATAATCCAAGCTGGGCAAATAGCAGTTGAAGAACTTATAAAAGTAGCGAAAGAAAAGATTGTAGACTCAGAAGATGATATCTCGGCTGATAGACTTAAAAACGCTGCTGCTACTAAAAAATTAGCAATATTTGATGCTTTTGAAATACTAGCTAGAATAGAAGCTGAAGAAAATATAATAAATGAAAAGCCAGTAAAAACTCAAGTTGAGTCTTTTAAGGGTTTTGCCGAAGGAAGATCTAAGTAATGTACGAACAAAGCTTATATCACGTGGTAGAAGACCACATAAAGCCTAAAGTTGTTAATAGACTTAATAGGCTTAAAAAATGGAAATACGGATACGATAAAGATCACGACGTTGTTGTGGTTAGCAAAACAGGGCAAATAGGTGAAATATATAGTATACAAAACCTATTGATAGCTCTGCCTTTAGCTGAAGACGTTTATAAGTGCTCTAAAAAAATAACAGAACAACGATGGAATGTTTTAGATTATCCAGCTGAATTAAAAAGAATTAATACAGTATATGATTGGAATCAAAAACCTATAGCGTTTAAAGAAAAGCATTATGAATATATTAACAAAGAGTTCGTTAGGCGTGAAGAAGGTTATTGGTACTATAACAAAGGTGTTCCTACTTATATTACTGGTTCTCACTACATGTACTTGCAGTGGACTAAAATTGATGTGGGGCACGCAGACTTTAGAGAATCAAACAGATTATTTTATATATTCTGGGAGGCTTGCAAGGCAGATTCAAGATGCTACGGACTGTGCTACCTTAAGAATAGACGCTCAGGCTTCTCTTTCATGGCTTCATCGGACACCGTTAACCAGGCAACAATATCAAGAGATGCAAGGTTTGGTATCCTTAGTAAATCAGGAGCTGATGCGAAAAAGATGTTTACCGATAAGGTGGTACCCATCTCAATCAACTATCCTTTCTTTTTCAAACCAATACAGGACGGAATGGAACGTCCCAAAACGGAGCTATCGTATAAAGTCCCGTCGAAGAGACTCACTCGTAACTCCATTAAGGAGACAACCGAGGATCTCCAGGCAGGTCTCGACACCACGATCGACTGGAAGAACACAGGGGACAACTCGTACGATGGAGAGAAACTCAAGCTCCTCGTCCACGATGAATCGGGTAAATGGGAAAGGCCGGATAACATCCTCAACAACTGGCGCGTCACGAAGACAACGTTAAGATTAGGTAGAAGAATCGTCGGTAAATGTATGATGGGTTCTACTTCAAACGCATTAGATAAAGGTGGAGAAAACTTTAAAAAGCTATACGAAGCTTCGGATGTCAACAAAAGAAACCGCAACGGTCAGACTAGCTCAGGACTATATAGTATGTTCGTACCTATGGAATGGAACTACGAAGGATACATTGATTCTTATGGACTACCTGTATTCGACACTCCAAAAAAACCAATCAAAGGTGTTGATGGAGAAGACATCGACATCGGTGTAATATCGCATTGGGAAAACGAAGTTGATGGTTTAAAGGACGATCAAGATGGTTTAAATGAATACTATCGTCAGTTTCCAAGAACAGAGAAACACGCTTTCAGAGATGAAGCTAAGGAATCTTTGTTTAATTTGACTAAAATATACGAGCAAATAGACTATAATGAAGATCTTCGTAATACTAATGTAGTTACACAGGGTAATTTTCAATGGGAAGGTGGGATTAAAGATACTAGGGTAATGTTTGTACCTAATAAAAACGGCAGATTTCTAGTTAGTTGGGTTCCTCCAGTTGGACTACAGAATAGATACAATATAAAAAACAATATAAAATACCCTGGAAATGAACACTGTGGAGCGTTTGGATGTGATAGTTATGATATATCTGGTACTGTTGACGGTAAAGGCTCTAAAGGATCTTTGCACGGATTAACTAAGTTTTCAATGGAAGACGTACCGCCTAATTTGTTCTTTTTAGAATACATATCAAGACCACAGACTGCTGATATATTCTTTGAAGATGTTCTTATGGCTTTAATATTTTATGGTATGCCTATATTGGCAGAGAATAACAAACCTAGACTCTTATATTACATGAAGAGAAGAGGTTACAGAGGTTATTCTATGAATAGACCTGACAAAGTTATGCATAAGTTATCAGTAACAGAAAGAGAAATAGGTGGAATACCTAATTCAAGTGAAGATATAAAGCAAGCTCACGCAGCTGCTATTGAAGATTATATAGAAAACCACGTTGGCCTTGGACAAGACGGATATGGAAATACATATTTTCAAAGAACATTAGAAGACTGGGCTAAGTTTAATATAAATAATAGAACAAAACACGATGCTTCTATTAGTTCGGGTTTAGCTATAATGGCATGTAATAAACATAGATATACACCTGTTGCAAAAAGAGTAATATCTCAAGTATCATTAGGTTTTAGAAAATATAACAATACAGGTGAAAATTCAAAAATAATATAATAAATGGTTTATACTAATAATAACAGCATCTTTCCAGATCAGGTGGTACCTGAAGAAGAAAAGAAATCATTTGAATATGGTTTAGCTGTTGGAAACGCTATTGAACAAGAGTGGTTTAGAAACAACAGTGGACAGAATAGGTTTTCCTATAATTTCCAGAACTTTAATAGACTAAGATTATACGCTAGAGGCGAACAGCCTGTGCAAAAATATAAAGATGAATTATCAAACAACGGTGATTTGTCTTACTTAAATTTAGACTGGAAGCCAATTCCAGTTTTATCTAAATTTGTTGATATAGTAGTTAATGGTATGACAGAAAAAGGATATGAATTAAATTCATTTGCTTCTGATCCATTTGCATTAAAACAACGTACCGACTTCGCTTCTAATGCTTTACGTGACATAAAAAACAAAGCAGCAATTGACCAATTGTCTCAAGCTACAGGTCAAAACTTTTATGCATCTACAGATCCAGATAATCTGCCAAGAGATCAAAACGAATTAGATTTATTCATGCAGCTTAATTATAAGCAAAGCATTGAAATAGCTGAAGAGGAAGTTATAAACAACGTTCTTGATTCTAACAAGTTTGACGAAACAAAGAAAAGACTTGCGTACGATTTAACTGTATTAGGCATATCAGCTGTAAAAACTAGTTTTAATCTATCTGAAGGAGTTACTATTGATTATGTAAATCCAGCTAATTTAGTTTATTCAGCTACTGACGATCCTAATTTTGAAGATATATATTATGTTGGTGAAATAAAAAGCATAACATTACCTGAAATTAAAAAGTTATTTCCAAATCTAACTGACGAGGAATTAGAAAGAATACAAAAATATCCAGGTCGCCAAAACTACGCTCAAAGCGACTGGCAAGTTAATAGCGATGTTAATCAACATCAAGTATTGTTTTTTGAATATAAGACGTATCAAGATCAAGTATTTAAGATAAAACAAACAGAGCAAGGATTAGAAAAGACTTTAGAAAAACAAGATACTTTTAATCCACCACCTAGTGATAACTTTGAAAGAGCTTCAAGATCTATAGAGGTTTTATATACAGGAGCAAAGATACTAGGCATGGGTGACAGTATACTTAAATGGGAACTGTCTGAAAACATGACAAGACCATACGGCGACGTTACAAAGGTTAACATGAATTATGTTATATCTGCACCTAGAATGTATCAAGGACGTATAGAGTCCATAGTTAGTAGAACAACAGGTTTTGCTGATATGATACAATTAACTCATTTAAAACTACAACAAGTTTTAGCTAGATTAGTTCCTGATGGAGTTTATGTAGATGTGGATGGTTTAGCGGAAGTTGATTTAGGTAATGGAACAAACTATAATCCAGCAGAAGCATTAAACATGTATTTCCAGACTGGTACTATAGTTGGTAGATCACTCACTCAAGACGGTGAAATGAATCGAGGTAAAGTACCTATTCAAGAATTGCAAAGTTCTTCAGGTATATCCAAGATACAAGCCATGATACAAACGTATCAATATTATCTTCAGATGATTCGTGATGTAACCGGATTAAACGAAGCTAGAGATGGAAGTTCACCTGATAAAAACGCATTAGTTGGTTTACAAAAATTAGCAGCAGCAAACTCTAACACCGCAACAAGACATATACTACAGTCTTTAATGTACTTAACGGTAAGAGCGTGTGAGAATGTTAGTTTAAGAGTTAGTGACATGTTGCAATTCCCATTAACTAAAGCTTCATTGTTAAACAGCATTAATGCTTTCAATGTAGCTACGCTGCAAGAAATAGATTCTTTATCAATACACGAGTTTGGCATATTCTTAGACTTAGAGCCAGACGAAGAAGATAAAGCTCAATTAGAAAAAAGTATACAAATCGCTTTACAGGCTGGAGGAATTAAGCTAGCAGACGCTATAGACATTAGAGAAATACAAAACATTAAGTTAGCTAATACACTTCTTAAATTTAGACAGTCTGAAAACGAAGCTGCTGAAAGAGCTGCTCAAATGGAAAATATTCAAGCTCAAGCTCAAGCTAATAGTGAAGCTGCAGAAAAAGCAGCAGCAGCTGAAGTACAAAAACAACAAGCATTGGCTCAGACAACTGTTCAAATAGAGCAAGCTAAATCTCAGTTTGAAATACAACGTATGGAGCAAGAGGCTGAAATCAAAAGAGGTTTGATGGCTGAAGAGTTTTCGTATCAAATGAAACTAGCTGAAATGCAAGCTCAAGTAACTTCTCAAAAAGAAGCGCAAATAGAAGATAGAAAAGACAAACGATTACAAATGCAAGGCACTCAACAGAGTGAACTTATAGATCAAAGACAAAATGATCTACTGCCTAAAAACTTTGAATCATCAGGTAACGATAACTTAGATGGCTTCGGTTTAGAGCAATTTACCCCAAGATAGGGATTATTAATTTTTATTATATTATATTATGTCAGAAGAAGTAAAAGAAGTAAAACAAGAAGGTGAATTTAAAGTAAAGCACACTATGCCTAAATATAAGGACATGGGAGCTATTCCAGAAATCACTAAAGTAGATTTAACTAAAAAACCAGCAGAAGATGCCATTCAAATCGGAGAAACAGAAGCAGTGGTTGATGATAAACAAACCGGAGATATACCAAAAGTGGAAGAACAAGTACGGGAGTCCAGCGAGATTACTAAAGTTCAAATTAAAAGCGAAGAAGTAGAATCTCCATTAGAATTAATAGAAGATGAAAACGATAACGCTGAAGAGATCACAATGGTTGGAGGCACTGAAAGTCCCAACACCTCACAGGAACAAAAAGAAGTATTACCGCAAACTGAAGCACAAAACGTACCAGAAAATTTAGAAAAATTAGTTTCTTTTATGGAAGAGACTGGTGGGACTATAGATGACTATGCTAGATTAAACGCAGACTATAGCAATGTGGATGGAGAAGCATTGTTAAAAGAATACTACAAACAAGCTAAACCACATTTAGATTCAGAAGAAATTCAATTTGTAATTGAAGACTCTTTTAATTATGATGAGGATTTAGACGAAGCAAGAGATATTCGAAAGAAAAAACTTGCATATAAAGAAGAGGTTGCAAAAGCTAAAAGCTATTTGGATTCACTTAAGGATAAATACTACGCAGAGATCAAGTTGAGACCTGGAGTTAATCCTGAGCAACAAAAAGCTACAGACTTTTTTAACCGATACAACGAGGAGCAGGCAGCTACCAAAGTTAACCAAGACAGATTCATTAGCCAAACAAACGAGCTTCTTAACAACGACTTCAAAGGTTTTGATTTTAAAGTTGGAGAGAAAAAGTTTAGATATGGCGTTAAAGATCCAGTTAAGGTTGCAGATAACCAAAAAGACATTTCTACATTCATTAAGACGTTCTTAAATGACAAAGGAGAAGTTGTTGATGCAAAAGGTTATCATAAGGCTTTGTACGCAGCGCGAAATGCCGACACTATAGCACAACACTTTTATGAGCAAGGTAAAACAGATGCGATTAAAAGTCAATTAGCTAAATCTAAAAACATAACTACAGAGCCTCGAGCTACGCAAGATGGTAATGTGTTTGTTAATGGATTAAAAGTAAAAGCAATTAGCGGTCTTGATTCTTCAAAGCTTAAGATTAAAACAAGAAAATTTAACAATTAAAATTAAACTATTATGGCTTCATTAAGTCCACAATTTGGTTCGATAGTACCTTCGCAAGCACAACAATTGCTAGCAACAAACTATTTAGCGTTTAACACAGGCGCTGGTAATGATTTTGCACAACAGTATCTACCTGAAATCTACGAACAAGAAGTAGAGCGTTACGGAAACAGAACTCTTTCTGGATTCTTACGTATGGTTGGAGCTGAAATGCCAATGACATCAGATCAAGTTATTTGGTCAGAACAAAATAGATTACACATTGCATATGACAATTGTGCTAACGCAATTGCTGGTGGTGTATCAACTATTACTATTCCAGTAAGAGCTGCTGCCGCTGGTCTTCCTGCTATTACTAACGTAGTGTCTCCGGGGCAAACTATAGTTGCTTTGGACGGTGCTGGAAACGAACTTAAATGTATCGTAACTAGCAGCACAACAAACACTGGTGCTCTTATCGTTGCTCCTTATACTGCTCAGACTACAGCTGCTTTAGGTGCTGTTGTTAAGATATTTGTATATGGTTCTGAATTTAATAAAGGATCACAAACAAACAACTGGAATGGTGTAGCTGGAGCACAAGTTGGTACTACTAATATTAGTATTGATCCTGCTTTTACTCAATTCTCTAACTCTCCTATCATTATTCGTAACACTTATACTATCAACGGTTCTGACATGGCTCAGATTGGTTGGGTAGAAGTTGCTACTGAAGACGGAACTTCTGGATACTTATGGTATTTAAAAGCTGAATCTGAAACTCGTTTACGTTTTGAAGACTATTTAGAGATGAGCGTTATTGAAGGCGAGCTTGCTAGTGCTGCTGGTGCTGGATCTGCTGCAAATGCAGGATTCAAAGGTACTGAAGGTATGTTTGCTGCTATACAGTCTAGAGGTAATGTTGAGGTTGGATTTAGCGGCGCAAGCGGTTTAGATGACTTTGATGAGATTTTAAAGAACTTAGATACTCAAGGAGCTATTGAAGAAAACATGCTATTTTTACAGCGTCAAACTTCACTAGAATTTGACAACATGCTAAGCGCTGTGTCTCAAGGATCTCAAGGAGGTACTGCTTATGGACTGTTTGAAAACTCTGAAGAAATGGCATTAAACCTAGGGTTTAGCGGTTTCCGTAGAGGATCTTATGATTTCTACAAAACTGATTGGAAATACTTAAACGATGCTTCAACTCGTGGTGCTCAAACAGGACCATCTTCTATCGAAGGTGTACTAGTACCAGCTGGAACTTCTACAGTATACGATCAAATTTTAGGAACTAACATCCGCAGACCATTCTTACATGTACGATACAGAGCTTCTCAAACAGAAGATCGTCGTATGAAGTCTTGGTTAACTGGATCAGCAGGTGGTGCTTTCACAAGTACTCTTGATGCGATGGAGGTTAACTTCCTATCTGAAAGATGTTTAGTAGTACAAGCTGCTAATAACTTTGTACTCTTTAAAGGAGTGTAATTACTACAGTAAGATTTACCCTCGTTGAACTGACGGGGGTAATACTTACTTTTATTAAATATTAAATTATATTATATTATGGCTAAAAAACAAGCAACTCAAGATACGTCTTGGGAAATTAAAGACAGAACGTATTTCCTAAAAGGACCTCACAATCCTTTAACATTAAAAATACCTTCAAAACATACAGCAAGGCATCCACTACTGTGGTATGACACTGAAAAAAATGAACAAAGAGAAGTAAGATACGCTACTAATCAAAACTCTCCATTTAAAGATGAACAAGCTGGCGAAGCTACACTTGGCCATATTAGATTTAAAGAAGGAAGTTTATTAGTTCAAAAGAAAGATCAAGCTCTTCAAAAAATATTATCTATATATCATCCTCTTTTAGGAGTTCTATACACTGAACAAGATATTATAGAGGAAGCTAAAGATGATTTGTTTGAATTAGAAATGGAATTAGAGGCTATGAACATTGCTAAAAACATTGATATTGATCAGTGTGAAGCTATACTACGCGTAGAATTAGGATCTAAAGTATCAGACATGAGTTCTAAGGAGCTTAAAAGAGATTTATTCTTATTTGCTAAGCATAATCCTAAGCTGTTCTTAGATCTTGCTAATGATGACAATGTTCAACTTAGAAACTTTGCAATTAGAGCAACTGAAGCTAATATAATTAAATTAGCTGATGACCAAAGAACATTTACTTGGGCTTCTAATGGTAGAAAATTAATGACAGTACCTTTTGACGAAAATCCATACTCAGCTATGGCGTCTTTCTTCAAGACAGACGAAGGAATACAAGTATTCCAGTCTATAGAGAAAAAGTTCTCTTAACATGTAATATTATAAGGGAGGCGCAAGCCTCCTTTATTTTAATAATAATAACAAATGGCTATAAACGTAAATACAGTATATCAAACTGTTTTAATGATACTGAATAAAGAGCAGCGTGGTTATATGACTCCGACTGAATTTAACACAGTAGCAACACAAGTACAGTTAGAAATATTTGAAAAATACTTCGATGATCTTAATCAGCAACTACGTGTACCTCAAGCAGATACAGATTATGCGGATAGACAAGAAAATATTGATGAAAAATTAGCTATTTTTAAAACATTTGGTAGTGCTGTTTACGATTCTACTACAGATCCTTTAACACCTTATTTTAGTTTACCTACTACAGATGGATACGGTAAAGAAGTTGTTTTTTATAGACTAGGTAACGTGCTTTATAATGACGAAACTGTAGTACAAAGACTAGACAGGCGTGAGTTTTATTATGCTAATCAGTCTAGACTTACTAAACCTAGCACTATAAATCCAGCTTATCTTTATGAAAATGAAAAGTTATTTGTAAAACCTACAAGTATAACAAATAAAATAAAAGTTGATTATGTTAGAAAACCTAATAACATAATATGGGGATTTGACATTGGAACATTAGGTCAGTATGTATGGAATGAGACTCCTTTCGATGCTAATAATCAGCAAACTGGTTCTGTAAATTTTGAACTACATCATTCAGAACAAACGGAAATTATACTTAAAATATTACTATATTCTGGTATAATAATAAGAGATCCTCAAATAGTTCAAGCGGCTGCAGCGCAAGTTCAAGCTGATGAAGTAAATAAAAAAAGTTAACAAATGGCTATACCTAACAATGGTTTAATAACCGAAACTAACGCTCAGTACTATGCTGGCTCTCAAACTTTTATAACGGATGGCGCTAGCGGTTCTTTTACTGCTACTTTTGATACTGATTTAACGTTTGGTAGTTCAGATTCTACGGCAGCTGGTTATAATTTAAACAATTTTAGATTATACGCTTCTCAAGGTGCTACAGCTGGTACTCCTGGAACTTTTACTGAATATACTGGAACGTTTACTGTTTCTAATAACGTTTTAACGTTAGGCGTTGTTCCGCCTGCCGATGATTGGTTTGTAATTCAATTGCTTACTCAATACGGAGGCGAATATGGCAATAGAGATGCTTTTGGTGATGTAGTTGAAGATAATTATGGCGGTTATGCTTATACTTCGTTACAAGATGTTATAACTAATTTTATGGTTGGTTACGTCGGGGCAGGGAAATTAATACCAAGCGTAAAAACAACAGACGTAATGTTCTTTGCTAAAAGAGGATTACAAGAGTTTAGCTATGATACTTTAAAAAGCATACGATCTCAAGAACTAAATATTCCGGTTAATCTTAGCATACCTCTTCCTCAAGATTACGTTAACTACGTAAACGTATCCTGGATTGATGGTCAAGGAATAAAACATATAATATATCCTACAACTTTAACTACAAATCCCTACGAGATACCAGCACAAGACGCTCAAGGTATTGCAATACAAGATAATATAGGTGAAAATATAGATACTACATCTATAACAGAAGATAGATGGGCTACTAATAATTTAGAACAAATTAATGCTGCTCAAAGTAATTTAACTGGTATGCTTCTTTCAGATGGTTTGGGTTATGGTGGCATGTATGGAGATAATTACTTTGGTCAAAGATATGGTTTACAACCAGAAACAGCTCAAGTAAACGGATGGTTCACTATAAATGAAAGAAATGGTAAAATGTCTTTTTCTAGTGATCTTGCTGATAAACTTATAGTATTAGAATATATATCAGATGGCTTAGGCTATGACGCTGATATGAAAATACCTAAACTAGCTGAAGAGGCGCTATACGCTCACATTAGCCATGCTATATTAGCAACTAGAATTAATCAGCCTGAATATGTTATACAAAGATTAAGACGTGAAAAAAGTGCTAAACTTAGAAACGCTAAGATTAGATTATCAAATATAAAATTAAATGAGTTTGTTCAGATTGCTCGAGGTAAATCTAAATGGATTAAATACTAAATTGAATGGCTGAAGTTAAAAATGCTTTTATAAAGTCTAAAATGAATAAAGATCTTGATAGTAGACTACTACCTTCAGGTGAATATCGTGATGGACAAAATATACAAGTTAGTAAATCAGAAGGCGAAGACGTAGGTGCTTTAGAAAACGCGGTAGGAAACTTACCAGCAACTACATCAACTGGAGCCAGTGTTGATTTTAGTGTTATTTCTGGTTTAAATTCAGGCACTTTAAAATCTATAGGCATTTATACTGATACTAACACGTCTATAGTATATGTTTTTTTAACAGATTATACAGAACCTGAAACTGGAAATATTACATATAGTTCAACTGCTAATAATTATATCTACGCGTATCACGTCTTGACAAGTAATGTTTCTTTAGTTGCTAAAGGATCTTTTTTAAACTTTTCAAAGACAAACCCTATATACGGTATTAATATTTTAGAAAACTTATTATTTTGGACAGATAACAGAAATCAGCCTAGAAAATTAAATGTTGTTTTAGCTACTAAAAATAATGGTTTATACTATTCTTCAGAAGATTTAATATCTGTAGCTAAATATAATCCCTACCAACCAATAGACTTGTATTATAATGGAGGTGCTGCTTTTTTTACTTCTATGCAAGACGTTACGTCTGAATTTCTTCCTGACGGATCAACTCTTAATCCTTTTTATAATAAACCTTTAGGAGTAACGCCTCCAGCTGGTGAAACTTGGCCAGGAGATCCTGATTATTTAGAAGATAAGTTTGTAACTTTTAGCTATAGATTTAAGTTTAATGATGGAGAGTATTCAATTATGGCTCCTTTTACTCAAGAAGCTTTTATACCTAAACAAGACGGTTATTTTTTACAAGGAGATGAGGACGCGGCATATAGAAGTACTGTAGTTCGTTTTATGGAAAACAAAGTTAACAGTGTTGGACTATATATTAAGTTGCCTTTTGCTGCAAATGATTTAAACTCTGCTTTAGATGTATCTGAAATAGATATTCTATACAAAGAGTCAGATTCTTTAGCTGTCAAAGTATTGGATTCTGTTCCTTTTAATGTTTTTAGTTTAAACGCAGACGAAACATCAAACTCTACTAAAACATATCTATATGATTATCAGTCAAGAAAACCATACAAAACTCTTGCTGAATCTGAAATTATTAGAGTATATGACAAAGTACCTGTTAGGGCTTTTGGTCAAGAAGTTATAGGAAACAGAATAGTTTATAGTAATTTTCAAGACAAACACTCTCCTCCACCTTCTATAAATTATGATGTAGCAGTAACGCGTAAAAACCCCATAGATGAATCTAAAGGATTTACTAGTATTGTAGAGTATCCAGAACACACAGTTAAACAAAATAGAAATTATCAAGTTGGTTTTGTTCTTTCAGATAGGTATGGAAGACAATCAACCACAGTGTTATCTCCTGTAAATTCAGTTACGCAAACTGTAGATGGAATAACTTATGGAGGTTCTACTTTTTTTCATCCATACACTAAAGATCCAGGTTTAGGAAATAATGCTGTAAATGATTGGCCTGGTGATTCTTTAAAAGTTTTAATAAATACACCTGGTATAATTAATGAAACTCCTAGGCTTTTAGACGGTTGGCCTGGATTACACAATGGAGATTCTAATAGCGCTGATTATAATCCATTAGGTTGGTATTCTTATAAAATTGTTGTAAAGCAGACAGAACAAGAATATTACAATGTTTATTTGCCTGGAATACTTGATGGTTATCCTGACTTTACGGTAAGCGCTACGAACCCATCTGCACCTGATCCAGTAGATACAATAGCACATATAACTTTATTGGGTGACAATATAAATAAAGTTCCTAGAAATTTAACAGAAGTAGGTCCTGAGCAAAAGCAGTATGGAAGTGAAGTTGAATTATACGGTAGAGTTACGCCTGAAAGAGCGGGTCCACCTACTTTTACCGAACCTTATTATCCACAACAAAATTCGCAAACTGTCGTAACTATATCAGAGCAAGATAATTTATTTGCTGACGCTAATGCAGCTGCTCCTTATGCTACCGTGTATCAATCGGATTCTAATCCTTATATAGCTAGACTTTCTCAAGGCGATGTATCTTCCGCTGTAGGTTCAACTTTACCTAAACCAATAGGATCATTACAAGTAAATAATCTATCTTCAGTATACGGTATATTTTTAGGCGTATTTGAAACAGCGCCAGTAGAGTCGTTGCTTGAAATTTTTTGGGAAACATCAAGCACTGGTTTAATATCGGATTTAAACGCTATAGCTGGTGTAAATGACACTGTTAGTGGTTTTTCAAATTTTGTTTTTAACCAAACAGAAGCGACTACAGACTACGCAACGGCAAGTGCATTTTCTCCTACAACAACTGTAAATCTTGTTGAGGTTCCTATAACCAATAGCACAGTTAGACTTTTAAATGTTATTGATGGAACCGGTGTACCTAGAAAAAATATGTACACCAATAACCAAGGAGATCTTGAAAAAATACAAGTAGCTGGACAGCCAGACGCGTGGAAGATACCAGTTTTAGATCCTAGTTATTATAGTACTGTAGCGGGTGCAAATACTTTTACTTTTTCTTTTGAAGTAAGAGATGACGATGCAACTAACCCAAGATTTCAAACAAAATCAGTCACAAATCTTAACTTAGGTAATAAGAGTCCAGAATTACTACCATTAAATAATCCTGGATCTACTCCTATATCAGTTCCATCTACTAGAATAAGAGACAATAAAATAGCCACTTTTACAGGTCAAAATGGTTTTGCTGGATCAACAACATTTGGATCTACTGCTATAAATGAAGATTTAAGCTTTACAATAAAATCTGGAAGTCAATCACCTAGTTCACCTCCATTAGAATTAAATCCGGATACAGGAGAATTATTTGAAAAAAGTGGTCTTGCTTTTGGTGTGTATGTATTTGATTTAATACTAACTGACTCAGGAGGCGCTTCTGATGCTCAAGAAACTAGTATTTCTGTTTTGTTTGGAGAAGAACCTATTAATAATAGTTTTGGAAAAAAAGAAAACATTGATTTAACAGGAGGATTAGAGTCTGTAGGAGTGTATTGGGCTGCAGCTACTAATTATAGCAATATGATTGGATCTACTCCATTGCCCGCTGGTATGGAAAATAATAATAATATATCTCAAGGACGATCAACATCTTTCACTACGCCTTTGTCTTTAGACGGCTTAAATGCTTCTATTACTCCAGGCGTGAGCTCATCAACTGGAACATCGGCTTTAAATTATTTTGATAATAATAGTAATTCATATACGTGGAGTGATTTTAACTATAGACCTGATGCTTTTGACTCTAATGCGGGGAGTTCAGGCAATTCATTAACAAAAGGAACAGCTTACATAAAAGTAGATTTTAGTTTTGAAATGCCTACTTTTGATGCTACTAATTCTGCTTATCCTTTATCTTACGGTCAAATAGGGGTAGTTAGAGCAGTTTATTTACAGTATAGAGCCAATGAGTCTTCTTCTTGGACTACGGCTAGAGACGTGGAAGGTCAATTAATTAAATTTGGATCAACACAACAAAACATTGGAGGTACTCCAAGTGGAGCAAATAAGCCTGGTTTAACTCAATTTTTAACTGAAGAACAATTAAACGCTTTGCCATCTACGTTTAGTGCCACTGGTATACTTAACGATAGCGCTAAAAGCGTTAAGAATATTACAGGATCAGCTATATCTGATACTGACATGATGAGAGCAACCACAACATATCCAGCTGCCGCAAATCAAATACCAACTAAATCTACTGTTTCAAAAGTTTTTGTTTTTGGTAAAGACGAAAGCTACGGAGGTAATGATGCATTAGGAGAGTATAGACTTTTAATTAGATACCCACAAACAGATACTGATCAAAAAAACACAAATCCTAGTTACTCAAATCAATCTTTAGATATAACTCCAATTGGAACTTCTGGATTAAACGGAACTACTGTTTTTGGCAATCAAGGAGCACTTTTTGTAGCAAATAATATAAAAATTAAATTATCTTTTGGTGATTTTTATTATAAAGGAAATGAAAGAGTTTTTGCGTATAGAGTTTCTAATAACGGAAAAACAAACGCTGGATATGCTAAAACACAAAAGCCAGACGCGATTGTTTACGCAAGAGAATGGGCTTTAAGATACGTTACTCAGTTTTACACCACAAGTGATTTAACAGTTAAATGGACACCTAACGTGGCTGATGGCTGGTATTCTTATCGAGCTAATGAATTAACAAATCCAGCGGTTCAAGATGGAACTGAAAACGCATCTATCAAGCAATGGATCTCTAATATTTCGCCACCTGATGTAACGGTCGGAGATCTTAGTGGCGGTACGTCTTTAACGGCTGACAGGTTCTTTGTTGCTCAATTTGACGCAACAGGTAAAAAAATAATTGCAACAGCTGAACCGGCTACTGGTAATATAGTATAACAACAAGTGATAATATAATATGGGCGTAATAGAAGTAAAATATTTTAACAGTTTTATACTGAGAAAAACTCTTAGCTCTGCAGACGTTCCTGTCTGGAATGGCTCCAGAGGAGATAATACGTGGCCTCAACTACCTTCACCTCCTTATGTTCCTAATGATAAGAATTGGGCTATAGAAGAATCTAGAATTAGAGGTGGCTATAATAATACATCTGTAGAGTTTGGCGTTAAAGCTTATTTAGTTGAAGACAATCCTAATGCTTCTTTTAGAGTTAATTCTATGATATACTCTGGAATATTTAACTCTAGAACGGGTATTAATGATACTAATGTTTTTTCTATAGGAGAAGATATTACTAAAAGTGTAAATCCAGCTAATGGTTCTATACAAAGATTATATGCTGAAAATACAAATTTATTAATTTTTCAAGAAGCTAAAGTTAGTCAAGCTCTTATAGATAAAGATGCTATATATTCTGCTGAAGGCGGTGGAACTGTTACCTCTTCTAATCTTGTTATTGGAGCTGTGCGACCTGTAGGTGGAGATTTTGGAATAAGTAGAAATCCTGAAAGTTTTGCAATATACGGCTTTAGAAAGTATTTTACAGATAAAGATCGGAATGCTGTTTTAAGGCTGTCTAAAGATGGTTTAACTGAAATATCTAATTATGGTATGTTTGATTACTTTAGAGACAACCTAAGTTCTTTAGATGGTCCTAGAAGTGTAGATATAGGTAAAGCTGTTGGTGGTTGGGACATGCACTCTAAGCAATATGTTTTGTCATTACAACCTTGGAATAATACATACTCTACATTATCTTTTGATGATAGTGTTAATGGATTTCCAAGTTTCTTTAGTTACAAACCAGATCAAGTTTTTAGTTTAAAAAGCAATTACTACAGTACTAAAGATGGTATTTTATACATACACTATGGTTCTGACGCAAAAAGAGCTAATTTTTACGGACAACAATACAAGTCTAATATAACTTTTATATTTAATCCTAAGGTTAGTATGTCAAAAGTTTTTAAAACCGTAAACTATGAAGGAGGCAACGGATGGCAAGTAGATAGTTTTAAATCAGATATAACAGGTACTCATAGCGTTGGAACTCCTGAAGTAATAGCTTTAGAAGATCAAATAATTATTGATAATTTAGCATTTACAGACGGAACTCAAGATGTCACAGCACTCATATACAGTTATAATCAAGGTTCTTATGATAATTACGGCAATCAGTACCCAGCTCAATTGATTCCTCCATTAAATCATGCCGGATTTACTAGAAAAGAAAACAAATACATGACAAATCTTATTAATAATAGTCCTGCGGCTGCTGGTGAAATCTTATGGGGACCATCTATGACAGGTATAAAAGGTTATTTTGCAACAGTTACCATGTCTACAGATACTGTAACTGATGTTGGTGGAATGAAAGAATTATTTGCGGTATCTTCACAATATGTGGAGTCATCATATTAAATTAAATCAAATGGAATTAAAAATACGAAAACTAGAGGAGTCTGATTGGGACACTTTAGTTAGTCTTTGGAATATGTGGCCTGATTGGCAGCATCATCCCCCTAAAGCACTACTTCCTGAAAACGGAACAGGTGGACTTATAGTAGAAAAGAACAATGTAGCTATAATAGCTGGTTTTATTTACACTACTAACTCTAAAATAGGGTGGATGGAGTGGTTAGTTTCTGATCCAAACTACAGAGAGAGTGATAGAAAAGAAGCTACTAAAATGTTAATATCTGGATTAGAGTACGTAGCTAAAATAAGCGGTTGTGAGGCTGTTATAAGCATAGGTAGAAATGAAAGTTTAATGGAAATACACAAGAGTTTGGACTATACAATAGACGAAAAACCTTCTTATGAAATTTCAAAAAAAATAGTATAAAATGGCATTAGTAACAGCAGCAATAATTGGAGGCGTAGCGGCAGTAGCAGGAAGCACTATAGGTGCTATTTCAGCGGGAAAGTCAGAGCGACGAGCGCGTTCAAACAAAAATAGACTTACAGGCGAACTAGAAGAGTTAGAAAAAAACCGTCAAGATATTATAAATCCTTATGAAGGTGTAACAGATTTGTCTAGTATGGTGTCTGACTTAAGTAGTATAGCTTCAAATCCATTTTCTAATCTTGCTGTATCAACAGCCGCGGCTGAAATGCAAATAGAAGAAGCTGATATAGCCTTAGCTAATACACTAGACACTCTTAGAGCTACTGGCGCTAGTGCTGGTGGAGCTACTGCTTTAGCTAGAATGGCATTAGAAAGTAAAAAAGGAGTATCAGCTAGTATAGAACAACAAGAAGCCACTAATCAACAAATGAGAGCTCGTGGTGAAGAAAGCTTACAAAACATACAGCTAAGCGAAGCTAAAAGAGTTCAAAATACTAAAATGCGGGGAGCAGAAAGACTTGAGGATAAAAAAGTATCAGGTCAAATCTACGAGTTTGAAACTAAAGAAAAAAGAGAAAAAGAGCAACTTAATAGAAAACAATCTCAAATAACAGGAGCAGCAATGCAAGAAGGAGCAGCTGTTGAAGCTAAAGGAGCTGCTATAGCTGGTGGAGTTTCAGCTGTTGGTAATATGGCTGGAGCATATGCGGGTGCATTAGCAATGGGAGCAAACAAGAAAGGTTAATCAAAATATGAAAGCAAAACAAAACACCTTTACGTCTGTAAATAAAGAAGCTAATAGCATTTGGACTAATGCTACTAAAAACTTAGGCGCTGATACTACTAAAGCTATAAAGCTAGAAGGCACTTCTATGTCTGCTTCTCAAAAAGAAGCGGCTACTGTACAAAGAAATGTATCTGCTAGGCTTTTTGATAACCAAGAAGAAGCTTTAAAAAATATTAAAAAAGGAGGTATAAGAAATCCTTCGTTATCTAAATTAGGTAATGATTTAATATGGGGCATATATTACGCTGATACCGCTGTAACTCAAGCAAAAACAAAGCAAGAGCGTAACGAAGCTAGTGTAGCTGCTAGTAAATTAAATACATCTCTAACTGAGCTTTATCAAATTATAGACACTGGAAAAGAAACAGATGGTATATTCATGAAAGAATATTTTGGTCTTGAAGGTTCTAAAAACCCTGGGCAACCAGGCGGTATGGCTTTAGTAGGTAGAGATACTCCTTTATGGTCAAAAACTATGGCTATACGAAATGGACTAGCTGGAGATGATGCTAATGAAGAGTATTACGTAGGCGATGATGCTGAAATTAGATTAAAATATACCGGAGCTATATTAGAAGGAGAAGTAGTTGATAAGCCAGCTATAACTTGGTTAGCTTATGATCCAGGTATTGTTCTTGATTTAAAAGGTGAAAATATAAAAATGCTTCAAACGCCTAGCTCTTTAGATGTTAATGGAGAGCAAGTTTCTATTATAGACAACAGCTTACAATATAACGACGCTTACTTGTTGTTAGACCAAAAGTATATGGAAGTGTCTGAAGACGGTAAAACTCAAACAGAGTTTATACCTGCTAACATGGCTAAAATAGTTAATGACACAAAGTCAAAGTCTATGGCTAGAGCCGGCGCACTACTTAATGATTATCAAGAAGCTAATAGAGTTTGGAGAAACAACTTTAATAAAGAAGAAGATCTTAAATTTGAAGTTGCTCCTAATGGTAAAAATGTAGACGCAGGACAACAAGCTGAATTTCAAGAGCTTATGTTTAGCAGTTTAAAACCATTATTACCTACGGTAGCAGTTGGTGCAACTACAGAAGTAGTTAAAGAAGAAGTACAATCTGAAATGGTTGAAGAAGTAGAATTAACAGCAGATCAATTTAACTAGTATGTATACATATAAAGATAGAAAGTTAACTAAAGAGCAGGTAGATAAACTAGCTGCTGAAAAAGGTGTTGATGTTGATGTTTTTTTAACTAACAACCCAGATATACAAATACAGGAGGCGGTAGTAGAAACTACTGAACCAGAGGGAAAGACACTAACCACAGAGATGGACACGACTGTGGATGTAACCGAAGTGTCCAAAAGTACGGAATCTCCTTTGGAGCCTGGTTCTTCGGGCTTTACAGAGGAAGGTGAGATAATTTTATCTGGTGAAGAAGTAGAGGAAGGTGTTGTAGCTTTAGAACCTGTAGGTTTAGAGGAGGTAGTTGTTACAGCAGAAGAGTATAAGCAAAGAGAAAAAGATCTACAAGCTGTTGCTGTAAAAGAAATGTTTGAAAAAGCAGGTCTTGAAGCGCCTTCTATAATGGAAGAAAAAAACGAAGGTGATCTTTCTCCTATAACGGAATTTGAAGAAACTCAAAGAATATCAGCCGACGACAAAAAACAAAGAGATTTAAGAGAAAAAGAAAGACAATATTATGCTGATAATCCAGACAAGCTATCGGCCAAGCAAAGTATATTTAACTCTATAACCAACGGTTTAGGTCAACTTTCTACAATAGACGACAGAGCTAAATGGCTAGGAAGCTACATATCTAGCGATATAGACTTAGTTAGAAATTTATTTCCAAAAGAAACAGCTGATAAAATACTTAAGTCTGCTAGTAAAAACTTAGGAGAAGCTACTGCTGATATAGACAAAGTTAGTAGCTATGGTGGTAAAACAATAGGATTTACAGAGTTAAAAGACAGAGACGGCTTAGGATCTAAAGCAGCTGGAGGTTTAGCAGCTGCTTTTAATGCTTTATCTGCGTTTGGTACTTCAGCAGCTACAAACTATTTAACATTTGGGGTTGGTTTAGCTACTGATATGATAGGTGGATCTGTTAAGTCTTATAACGAAAAAAAAGCTGCTGATTTAGGTATAACAGTAGATCAATTAATAGCTAGTGGAAACGCTGAAACATTGGTTCCAGCTTCGTTAGGTGTTTTAGGTTATTCTTTAGAAAGATATGGTATAAAAGGAGTAAATAAGTATATAAATTCTTTAAGTAACAAAGGTGCTAAAACTGTTTTTAGCTTACTAAACGTTGGTCAAAAAGAAGGTATTACTGAGTGGACTCAATCTGGTATAGAAAAACTTAACGAGAACCTAGCTAAAGATATGTCTCCAGACGAAGCTGGTTTAAGTGCTATTGATTATATGTTTTCTTTAGAAGGTTTAGAGAATTATTTTCAAGGTTTTGTAGGTGGTTCTGGTGTTGGAGCTTCTGGTTTAGCTTTAAGCTCTATAAGATCTAAACCTAACAAAGAAAGAATATCTAAACTTATAAACGATTTAAACATATTAGAAGATCAAAAGTTTGCTAAAAACCTAACCGAAAAAGAAATATCTTTAATAAACACGTCTCAAGACGCTATTAGGTTAGAATTGAAAAGCACTGTAAACGAAGCCAACGAGTTATTAGCTGTTTTACCTTCTGAATCTATAGAGTCTATAAATGAAAATGCAGATCTTCTAACTAGTTACAATAGTCAAATACAAGAAATTAACAAGGATCCTAAGTACACACAAGAGGTTAAGGATCTTATGATTTCAGAACTAGTTAAAAAAAGAGACGTAGCTAGTCAAAATATTTCAGATGTAAGAAACGAAGCTGAAAGATTGGTTTCTAATATTGAAAGAGCTAAAGAAGCGTCTAAAGATATAGAAGGTTTAGACTTTAAAGATTTTGCTAATGCGGAGGAAATTAAAGAGTTCTTAAAAACTCAAGACAAAGACATAGACTCTAAAGCTTCAGGTCAACAAGGTTTTATAATACAAGATAAAGACACGGGCAAGCAAACTATAGTTATAAACAGAGAAATAGCAGCTAAAGAAAAAGCAATGAACATTGCGGGTCACGAATTAGGACATGCTATTACTTATAACACCATTAAAAACAGCCCTGAAACAGCTGTAAATCTTGGAGAGGCCTTGTTGACTGAATTAAATAAAATAGATTCTAACGCTATAAAAGACAGTAATTTCAAAAAGAGGATGGAGCTATACGCTAACGAATCTAAAGAAGTTCAAATGGAAGAAGCCTTGACTTTGTTTTCAGATGCTTTAGCTACTGGTGACGTGCAGTTTAAAGAAAACATATTTACTAAAATAGGAGATCAAATACGTAGAGTTATACAAAGCTTTGGAGTTAAAACTAAATTTAACACAGGTAGAGATGTATATAACTTTATAAAAGACTATAACAAAAGTTTAGAAAAAGGAAAGCTTAGTAAATCTCAATTAAGTTTAGCACAAGAAGGCGCTGAAGGCGAGTTAGTTAAGCCTAAAACACAAACAGATGAACAGATTATAAAGGATTCTAGATCTGAAGAAGCGTCTACAAGAGTTCAAGAACTATATGATGCACAAGGTGAAGCTGCTGCATTTGATATCATAGAGCAGTTTAAACCTATAACTAGTAAAATAGTAGAAAAAAGATCTCAAGCACCAGGCTTTGACCGTCAACTACTTACGGACGAAATAGAAACTGGTAAACGCGGTATATTAGATCTAGTTAGAGAATACGACGCAGAGTCGGGTGTTCCGTTGGCGGCTTATATAAACAAGTTTTTACCAGCTAGAGCTATTGAAGCGTCTAAAAGAATACTAGGTGAAGAATTTACAGATGATGTAACAGAAGCTAAAGGCGTTGCTGCAGAAGAAGTTTCTGTTGATGTTACACCTACAGACAAATCAACCACATCTAAACTTAGAAGAGTTCTTGGAATAAAACAAGATGATGCTATATACGATTTAGCTAAAGAAGTTTCTGGTGAAATACTAAGTGGTGATTTGCCAGGCAAGAAAGTTAAGACAGCTATAAATAAAGAAGCTAGAAAAAGTAAACTACGTAAAGCTGTATCTGATCTTATGGGTACTGAAAAAGCTATTGATGAGCAGTTTCTTAATAAAAACATATTAGAAATACTAAAAGCTTTACCAGCATCAGACCTAGTTAAACTAGAAAGAGAGGCTAAAGTAAAAGTATTAGCAGAGCAAGGTCCTAGACTCAACGTTAAGGATGCTAGGGAAGCTGTTAATAAAGGTTTATTACCAAAAGATACTAACTTACAGTCTGGTCCTAAAGTGTCATCTAAACTACCTACAACGCTTGAACAGGCTAAAGAGTTTTTTACTCAAAAAAGAAAAGCTGGTTTAGTTAACGTTGTAACTGAGATGCTAGTTAAAGATGCTGCTCCTGAAGTTACTAAAGATAAAATGGAACCAGCTAAAAGAGCTAAAGTTTTAGCAGACATAGACAGAGCTCCAACCCTTAAGTTTAGTAAAATAAATGAGTTTATTGATTCTCAAGATTTTATAAAGACAGAGCTAGAATTAGCTGCTGAAAATAAGGTATGGAAATATATAGCTAAAGAATTAGGAGTAGACGTATTAAGCTCTAAAAATCCTGAAGATGTAATAAAATACAGAAATTGGGTAAAAGCTAATGCTAGTAAATTCCCAAAAAGCTTCTTTACAACTGGAACTTTTGCAAATGCTGGCGCTAGTGCCGCAAAACGTAATTTTTACTTTACAAGCGCAGAGGACTTAAATGCTTTTTTAGAAGGCGTTGAGTTTGCTAAAGAAGATGCTGATATAGCTGAAGCTGTAAATAGACAAACTTACGTAACTGGTGGCGCTGATGGTAAAATTAGTGATAAATTTAAAAAAGCTTTTAATACTAAAGATTTTAAAGATAAGCAAGCTTCAAAACTTAGAGGTCTTAAAAAGATATATAAAATATTTGAAACTATTATAGATGAAAATTCCAGTGACGCTAGCTTTGTTATAGCTATGCTTTCTTCTACTAGTCAAGGCATGGGTCATTTTGTTAGAACGTCAGCTCCTATAAAATTTTATTCTAAATATTTAGAAGGAGGTATAGTAGAAGAACATACTATGCCAGCTAGTTTAGTTGCTAAGTATTTGTTTACATCTGCAATAAACAAAACAATAGACAAAGATTTTAAAGATATTGAAAGAAATTATTTTCAAGGAGCATTAGGTAAATTCGATGACAAAAAATTAAAAGGTAAAAAACCAAATGGTAAGCCTTACAATTATACGTCAATGACTCCAGAAGGTTGGAAGATAACAGACAACATATGGGCGCGTTATTTTAACATAAACGTAGCTGGAAATAACTTTGGTATAGATCCTAATAATATAGTTTTAGCTGATGGAAAAACTGTTTTTGAAACTTACGGCGTTAGCAACACCGGAGCTTTAGTATCTGATCAATTTAACAGCGATCAACAGAAAGCTTCTGTAGGTAATAATAAAAATCTACCTGCTGATTTAAGAGTTGAAGATTCTAAATCAATGCCATCTGTTTTGTCAGAAACTAAAGTTGTAGATGAAAATAACGTAAAAGAAGAGATTAAATTTAGTAAAGCGCTAAATCTTGACAAAGATTTTAATGATATAATAGAAAACAAAACTGGAATAGCATCTGATAAAACTTATGCTAGAGTTAAAGCTGAGGTTGCTGGAGCTAATAAAGGTAAATTTAATTTCTTTATTCCACCATCTGCTGAAGACTTTGTAGGTTTATTATACTCTACTTTAGGTAAAGGATCTACTGGTGATGCTCAAATGGCTTGGTATAAAGCTCACTTGCTAAATCCGTTTGCAAGAGCGATGGAAAACTTAGCTAATGACAGAGCTAACATGATGCAAGACTTTAGAGGACTTAAAAAAGCTTTGAAGATTGTGCCTAAAAATCTACGCAAAAAAATAAAAGATAGTAACTTCACTAAGGAACAAGCTGTTAGAGCTTATATATGGGATAAACAAGGTATGGAGATACCTGGATTATCTCAAAAAGATCAACAAGCTTTAGTTGAGTTTATTGAGACTGATGAAAATTTAAAAAGTTTCGCTGGTGAACTAATCGCTATAAATAAAGGAGACGCTTATGCTGCTCCTGATGCTGGTTGGGTTGCTGGAACAATTGATACAGACTTTATAAAAGCTTTAAATACCACTAAAAGATCTAAATATCTTGAGGTGTGGCAGCAAAATGTAGATCAAATATTCTCTGAAGCAAACCTTAATAAGCTTGAAGCTGCTTACGGTGCTAACTATAGAGAAGCTATGGTTGACATGCTTAAACGTATGGAAACTGGTAGAAATACTAGCTCTGGATCCGATAGATTAGCTGCTAGATTTACAGACTGGTTAACAAACTCAGTTGGCGCTATTATGTTCTTTAACACTAGATCAGCTGTACTTCAAACTATATCTGCTGTAAACTTTATAAACTTTAGTGATAACAATGTGTTAAAAGCTGGTCAAGCATTTGCTAATCAACCTCAATACTGGTCTGATTTTAAAAAGTTATTTAATTCGCCATTCTTATTAGATAGACGTAGCGGACTTAAATTAAATGTAAATGAAGCTGATATTGCCGCTATGGCTAAAGGTCCTGGTAACAGCGCTAGAAATGTTATTGCTGGAATACTTAAAGCTGGTTTCTTACCTACACAATTAGCAGATAGCTTTGCAATCGCATCAGGTGGAGCATCGTTTTATAGAAATAGAATTAAAGCTTTACAGAAAGAAGGTTTGACAGAAGCTGAAGCCGAAGAACAAGCATTTAGAGATTTTAGAGAGATAGCTGAAGAGTCTCAGCAGTCAAGTAGACCTGATAAAATCAGTCAACAACAAGCTGGTCCATTAGGACGTGTTATATTAGCTTTTGCTAACACGCCAGCACAATATGCACGACTAATTAAAAAAGCTGCTAGTGACCTTAAGAATGGCCGAGGAGATGCTAAAACAAACATATCTAAGATCATATACTATGGAGTAGCACAAAACCTTTTATTCTCTGCTTTACAGCAAGCTTTATTTGCAATTGCATTTGACGACGAAGAGGAAGAAGAAAAGAAAAACGAAAAGTATTTCAATATTGTAAATGGGATGTCTGATAGTGTGTTGCGTGGTATTGGAATTGGTGGTGCTATAGTTTCTACAGTTAAAAATACAGCTTTAAGGTTAGCTAAAGAAGCTGATAAGAAATCACCTAAATATCAAGATGCAGTAGTTAAAGGAGTTTTACAAATATCTCCACCTGTATCATCTAAGGTTGGTAAGCTACAGTCAGCAGGTAGATCTTTTTCTTGGAATCAAGAAGAAATGAGAACTAGAGGTTGGTCTATAGATAATCCAGCTTACTTAGCTAGTGCTAACGTTATATCAGCAGCAACAAATATTCCGCTTGATAGAGCTGTAAAGAAAGTAACTAATATAGTTGACGCTGGCAATGAAGATATAGAATACTACAAAAGAGTAGCTCTGGCATTAGGATGGTCAGCGTGGGAATTAGGTATAGATAAAAAAGGAGGTAAAGTTACTCCACCTAAAACAGACATGGATAAACTTTATGATCTTAATAAGAAACAGCAAATAGATTCTTTAGCAAGTTTAGGTATAAGTAAAAAACAAATAAAGCTTTTAAAACTAGAAGAAGATAGAGTTAATGCTATATTAAATCCTAAAAGCATAAAAAAGATAAAAGTTTCAAAAAAAGATAGCTTATTTGGTTTAAATAAAAAAGATCAAGTAAAGGCATTAGAAAAATTAGGGCTCACTAAAAAAGAAATAAGAGCCTTAAGATTAGAAAGTGATAGAGTAGAAGCGATTATTAACAAACAAAAACAAGAAAATTAAATGAGCCAAAAAGCTAAAAATGATTTAAGACACTACGCTGGAGCAGCAGGTATTTTTATTCTAATTATATTTTTACTTTTATTTTTAAGTTTCAATGAAGTACCTCCTGTTAACAAAGACATTTTTGTGACAGTGACAGGAATGGTGGTTGGTAGTTTATCAGTTGTAATATACACTATAATAGGCCGTAATCCAGACGAAGTAGACGCTTTGACTAAGAAAGTAGATTCCTTACAAACGGCTAATGATCATCTAGTAAATCAGAAAGATGAATTAGAAAAGATGGTTATAACTCTACAAGAAAACATGATCGACAAGATAAGTATCCTTGGAGCAAGTTTTATTGATAATTTAATTGAAAGAAAAAAAGCTAAATGAAATTAAAATACTTTTCAGACAAAGAAGATTTTAAAGGCAATATGGATAAAATGGATTCTAAGCTACTAGGAATGTTAGATGCGCTAAGGTCTGAGTATGGATTCCCTATTATATTAACATCGTCTTACAGGTCTTCTGAGCATCCTATAGAAGCCGCTAAAGAAAAACCCGGTGAGCACACTTACGGAGCAGCGGTAGATATAAAATGTGTTGGAGGTGAAGCTACGCTTAGATTAGTTAAAGCAGCTTTAAAAATAGGCTTCTTAAGAATAGGAGTATCAAGAAAAAAGAATTTTGTGCATTTAGGTATAGGTTACCCTGGAGCACCTATAATGACAATGTGGACTTATTAACAAATTAAATACAGAAAATGCCAACACCATTATTAAAAAAACTAACTGCAGGCTGTAAAGCCGCTGCAAAAAGAAAATTTGATGTTTATCCGTCTGCTTATGCAAATATGTGGGCTTCTAAGCAGCAAAAAAAAGGTAAGTGCTAATGGCTTACGTACAACCAGATTCACCACTTAGCTGTTGGGAAGGATATCAAAGAGTTAGTGGTACCGTTAAAGGTGCTAAAGGAAGTTGTGAAAAAAAATCACCAATAAACAAAGGCACAAAAGGAGGTGGTACTAAAAAAGTTTGTTTACCTAAAGCAAAAATAGCTAGCATGAGTAAGCAAGAAAGACAAAAAGTTATAAGCGCTAAAAGGTCTGCAGCTGCTAAAGGTGATTATAAAAGATCAAGTAAATCTAATGTCAGTGGAACTGCTAGTAAGAATTTAAAAGACTGGGTCAAACAAGACTGGAGACAGGTTGGAGACCCTAGTAAAAAATGTGGAGAAAAATAATAAATTATGGAAAGTAAACAATTAAAAATAATATCAGCAGAGCTTAAAAAAGCTTCAGCTATGCACAAAAGACAAGCAGGCATTTTAGATAAAATGTTAAAAAAAGTTAAAACAAAAAAATAAAATGGGAAAATTTTTAGTAAAAATTGGTCAAAAGCTTATTGAGTTTAATAAGTTTTTAAAAAATAAATGGAACTCGCTAATGTATTTGTTAATGTTTAAAAACTACAACGAAGAATGTAATTGTGAAGACAAATGCATTTGTAAGAAATAGGAATAGATAAAAATGGGCACCATACCCAAAATTCCTGTAACCAAGAAGGGCTCTCATAACGAGAGCCCTTTTTTTGATTTTAATAATTAACCATCACAAGATACACAAGAAGGATCCATAGCGCTTGCGGCAATATCACCACGTAAGACGCTTTCGGTTCTGACATAATAAAGTGTTTTTACGCCTTTTTTCCATGCATCCATGTGAACTTGATTAATCCATTTAGGTGTTGCTTCTGAAGGAAACGCAAGGTTAAGACTAACTGACTGATCAATGTACTGTTGCCTAAGGCCAGCTTGATTCACTAATTCCAATTGATTGATTTCTTTAAAAGTTTTAAAAACGTCTTTAGCGGGTATATCGTGGTCGCCCATAAGTATATCATCTAACTTTTTAATTCCTTGCACTGAGCCTCCATCTTCTAATATCTTAGCCCAAGTTTCTTCATTGTCTAAACCACAGTCACTTAAAACAGATTCAAGTGTTGGGTTTTTTCTTATGAACGTTCCTTTCGCTGATTGTTCAGTAAAGACATTAGCAGCCCAAGGTTCAATACCAGGGCTAACATTGCCGGATAGTTTTGAATTTGATACTGTTGGAGCAATAGCCCTAAGGTGGGTGTTGCGCATACCAGTACCGACACACCAAAGTGGTTCACCAAAAACCTCAGCAAGGTCCATTGAAGCTCTTTCGCTTTCAATTTTAATTTGACTAAAAATCTTTCTAGTCTCAAACTGAGATAATAAACCTTCAAACGGTAATCCTTTTTCCTGAAGGTAAGTATGCCAGCCAAGAGCTCCGAGTCCAAGTGCTCTACCTTTTTCTGCAGATCTAACAGAGTTTTCAAACCCAATTTTTCCTTTGGCTCTTTGGATAAATTCTTCAAGTACGCCATCAAGAAACCAGATAGCATCATAAATAATATTAGTATCTTTCCACTCATCGTATTTAGCTAGGTTTAAGCTAGACAAGCAACAGACAAAGCTATGACTTTCATCAGTATGTAGAGTTATCTCGCTACATATATTAGTCATATGAACTTTTAATCCATTTTGCTTGTATGCTTCTGGGTTGTTTTTGTTTGTATTTCCTTTAAAGAGTATATAAGGCTCTCCAGTTGCTTTACGTTTTTGAAGTAGTCTTCCCCATTTACGTCTAGCTTCTTGATTTCCTTGCTCAAGTCTTCGCATAAACTTGTCACCGACCACAGCGCACTGGTGTAGATTGAGTGATTGTCTATTAACGTCTCCTTTAGGTTCTCTGATCTCCAGCCATTCTTCAAAGTCGGGGTGATCAATATTGATGTTAACTGATGCAGCTCCGCGGCGGACAGATCCTTGATTAGTGGCAAGTATTGTTGAATCGTAGATTTTGCAAAACGGCACCACTCCATCAGATGTTCCATTACCTTTTATTTTAGCTCCAGCAGGTCTTATTTGATTAATACCAATACCAACTCCGCCGCCATGCTTAGCGAGTAGCATCATCTCTAAATTTTTTTTGCCTATATCATTTATGCTATCAGCAACATCAATACCAAAGCAACTAATAGGAAGCCCACGATCGGTACCAGTATTACTGAGAACGGGACTGGCGAGACAAAGCCATCCTTTCCAAATATATTTGAAGAACGTTTCTGAAAGTTCTGGTTTATCCAATCGTCTAGCCACCGTTGAGCAGACTCTGTTGTAGGCGTCTCTCGGGGTTTCTCCGTTAAGTAAATATCCCCCGGATATAGTTTTCTTGTATACTTCTGTTTCTCCCCACTCTGGGTAATCTTGTCCTTTGATCCACTCATTATTCCACATTTAAATCTAGTTTTTTCTCTTGTTTAACTTCTGCTGTTTTTTTAATCTTTTGTACTTTTTCTATTTCTGTTTTAAGTTCATCAACAGCTTTTTTATAACCTGGAAGCTTTTTTAAAACCTCTAAAGTTCCTCTAGATAAATCTTTAGTTTCATTTATATCGTAAATAATTTGCTGTATTACTCTTGTTAATGCATCAACCTTGTTACGCATTTCAATTAATATACTTTCTTTCATTTTAATATGTTTTCCATTGAGTTTTACTTAATATAATTGGACTAGCGTCTATATGATGCGTAACCATGTAACAGCTATCTTTTTCTGTTATTAAAACAGGTTTGTCTTTAAACCTTTGTTTGTAAGTTTGTCTTACATAATCTTCAATTTGTATGCTCATGAATTGTTTATTAAATAAATTATATACCCTATTATTACGTTTACGTTAACCGCAACTAGATTCCATTGTTTAGCCACTACAACTTGTGGAGTACATAATATACCTCCAACTATATAGCTTATAGCGCCTAAATTGCCATAATTTAGTATATAAGGTCCTATCATTATAAAAGCTGTGCCCATGTATCCTAGTCGACCTGACAGTCTTTCATTGACCGTAAGTCTTCTATCTTTTACTAGTTTTTTGAAAAATTTTTTATCCATTACCAAATATCTTCAAAATCTTCTCCTTCACCCGCTTTCGAGTAATCAGTAGGACGAACAGCGAAAAAATCAGTATGAGTATGCCCGCCTGTAAGGTGGTAAAACCAGTTGAGGTTATTTGATCCTGACTCGTCGTAAGCAAAGTATTGCCCGAGGTCGAAGTAACCGAGTTCTGTAAGTTTTTCATTTAATCTTTTTCTAATGAATTGTTTTAAGTCATAAGCTTTAATGCCTTCTATGTCGCCCATTTCAAACATCTTATCAATATACGCTTCTTCAGCTACTAGCATTGTTGTTGCTGCTGTTACAACATCTTCTCTGCATTCGTTTAAAAGAGTTTCATCTTCTTCGCACATATGTCTGAATAATCTACAGCCCATTTTACTATGAAGAGATTCATCTCTTACAGACCATTTCATCTGTTGGCCAATGCCTTTAAGCAAATTACGAAGCTGAAAACTATATAACACAGCAAAAGCGGAATACAAAGATACGCCTTCTGCAAATGCAGAAAAAATAGCGATAGACCTGCCAATCCCACGAGGGTCAGAGCCAGTGTAACTAACAAGGTTATCGAAGCGCTCCGCCGTGGTTGGTTCGTGTAAAAATGCTTCATAATTTTCTAGTCCTAATGTTTCGTTTAAATAACTATAAGCAACTGCGTGTATAGTTTCTTGTGAACCAAACATCATAGCCATTTGTTGTATTTCATGTTTTGGAAACCAACCAACTACGTTTTGTGTCCAGTAATCAGACACAGCACATTCTGTTTGAGCAAAACCTAGCAGGATATTACCTACTAAGTTTTTTTCTTCTTTAGTTAATTTTTCATTCCAGTCTTTAAGATCACCTGACATTGGTATTTCAGTGTGTAACCAAAAGGCTTGAGCCTGTTTTAGCCAACCCTCTGTGTAGTACTCTGGGTACTCAAAAGGCTTGTAGGCTATTCTTTCATCAAATAATCCCATTATTTATCAATTTTTAAAGCTATATCTATGCAAAAAGGTAGATACAGCACATGTTCATTAAATAGCTTTTCTTCGTAGGTTCTAATGCCTATTAATATTCCAGGGTAAAACCCTATTGTAATTTCCCAATTTCTACTCATAACAGACTATATTAAATTCATTTTGTTTTTCTATAAGGTCTTTATAAAGCATATAACCTTTATTTTCCATAGTCCACTTAATCCATCGATCAACTTGCCTTTCAGAATACTTTTGCCTAGCTACGCTTTTAGCTTCTCGAGGATTAACTCTACCGTTATATCGCATTCTTTTTGGTTTTGAGGTTTGTATAATGTATAGCTAGGAAATTGATTAGTTACCAATTGCTTGAATAATTTCCATCGCATTGGAAAAGATTCATTAGCTCTACCTTTTGTTTCTATTATAAAGTCTTGGCCAATAAAATCAGGCGTATACTTTATAGGTAGTATTCTTTTACTACCTCTGTTAGTATAATCACCTTTACCATTAGCTTGTCTTTCATAGCATTCGTTTTCAAAATGAAAACCATTTAACAAAACAAAAGTTTCACCTTCATATTTAGCTTTAATCTTGGCTTTTCTAAGAGCCATATACATATATCGTTCAAGTCCTGAAGCAAAGTTTATACCATCGTAAGAAACTTTTTTAGACTGAACAGGACCTTTTTTTCTTTTATAAGGTTTTTTCATAGTGTTCTCCTGTGTTTCCGTTTTGAGCTATTATATTCATACGTTCATCATCCTCTTCGAAAGCATGAGCAGAGCAAGGTGACACTTTGTCATACTCTACGTTAATACGATTTAACATAGCTTCTTCAACTTCATCAGCTAAACAACGCTTAGCTGCTTCTATGTAAAGTAGCGCATCCATAAGCTCTTCTTGTACATCAATTAAAAATCTATTAAGATCTTTTTCTTGACCTACAATCTCTTGCATCATAGTTGCACCATACTTTTTTTGACCTATTAAGCTTCGTTGATCCATCTTATGGAGTACAGCTTGTACTATTTCGTCTTTAGTTTCTATTATCATTATAAAGTTTCTTTAACGAAAGTTCCATTAACCATTGAACCTTTTCTTTTGTTAATAACATCGTAAGCAGACTCAATGCAGTGCTCAATACTAACGCCTCTTAAATGAGCTAAGTTAGTTAAAACAACAACCATATCACCTATAGCATCTATAACTTCTGGTTGATCGTCTTTAAGTATCGCTTGAGCTAATTCACCAGCTTCTTCTTGTAGTTTAATATACTGAGTTTTAGCATCACCTTTAGAGTATAAGCCCCTATTGTCAGCCCACTCTCTTATTAGCTGAAATTGTTCAATTACGGGTGCTGTTTCAATTACTTCGTCAAAAGCATAAGAAAAAGCTTTATTGTACACGTAAGATCTTTTATCATTATACATTGATGATTTAACATTAGCCATGATCCAGTTTATAGATTCAGTGGTTATCTCAAAAGTACCGTGAGATGTTTCCCATGATGTCCCTATATTGTCCATTAAATTACCTTTCAGTTTGTTTACTGGATAAGGAAACGTAGACGTTTGCTCAGTAGCGTTTATTTTCATTCGATTAGATTTTTTAATTAATTGATTGTATTTTTGCCTATCAACCTTGTAGCCATAAGACTTTTGAAGTTCTATCTCCTTGTCTGATATATAATCTATATCATCACTAGAATCAAGAACCTCGTATTCGTCTGCTTTATATCCTTGGATAAGCGTTACTCTGTTATTAAGATTACTTGTTACACCTATTTTTTTACCTGGAATATGGTATAAATAATACATAATTTTTATTTTAATTTGTTATTGTATAAATGTAAGTTATGTGCAAAATGATAATAAGTTCCTAGCTCAATAGATAGCCTCTCTGCAACTAATTCCTGAAGCGACGCAAAACAGTATTGATCATTACAAAAGCCAAACCAGAGATCATTACTACGCATAAGTACTGCCATGTGTAGTTTATTATCAAGTACAGTGAACTGAACAGCATAAGTGCAAGGAGTATCTTTACGGTAAGTTGATATTTCTTTTCCATCATATATTGATATCACTGCCTGACGCGTTTCAGGATTACTTTTTAACATTGCAACAACTTTGTCTAGCTGATGATTACGTTCCCATTGCCAACCATAGTTAGATCTTACTTTTCTATCAGAGTCAGCCATATTTTCCCATATAGGAGGAATGCTACCGTTTATCTCACCTAATTTATCTATACTAGGATCTCCAGACAAGTACCATTGCCACTCAGCCTCTGCATACTCTAAATTAAATTTACGATTTGGATTTAAAACATTGATATTCTTTTTACTTGGATTTTCTAAAGTAAAACCTACGTTAAACAAAGCTTTAGTATCTCCAAATATAACACCATTGGAATTAATCTCATTGTAAAAATAAATAAAAGCTTCTCTCGCATTATAAAATTTTGTTTTCATTATTTTCTTTTGTTATAATAATATATACAATACCTATACATTATCTCCATTATGCTGTGTTTATCACATATTTCAGGAGAATTATGAACTGTTTTGTGTTTGCCTGGAAGACTTATACCTACAGCCCAAGAACCTATCATGTCTTTAACGGCTACAGGACTTATTATTATATTGTTTTTAACACAGTATAAGTAAGCTTTTTCCTCTTCTTTTGATTGTATGTAGTTGTCTGGTAATCTTCTTTTAGCCTGTTCTTTAGCTTTTTTAGATCCTACGCTCATTCCCAGGGCATAGGTTCGTTAGACATATCTACAGGCTCGTGAGGCACAAAACAACCTGATTTAGGTTCCCATTTAAAATGAGCTTCAGCACCGTTCTCACCTAAGTTTTGGAATTTGACTTTGAGAACTTTTGCCTTAACTGTCCTATTTTCATAGTCACGATGTACAAGTATACCATGATAGCTAGCATCATACCATTCGCCACCACCTTTAATGTTATACATAGTTGGTTCTTCAATTTTACCATTTCCATCTTTATACATTTTAGTAGGGTGAGCAACTATAAATACTAATACATCAAATTTCTTAGCAAATATTTCTATCTTACTTAGATATTCCATAGTATATCTGTTAACGTCTTCAGTTTTACAGTCAACATCTCTAACTTTATTAAATGGATCAATAACTAAACATTTAATACCTTTACGTTTAACTAACTCAGCGCCTTTACGTAGCACTGATTCTAAAGTATAACGTTCCATATCTATATGATAGAAGTTTTCATTAACGTGATCAGCAATTTGATTCCATTTATCTCCATGAATATCTGAAGCACTTGGCATACCTTGCCAAACTTTACGCATTATTTTATGTGCGTGCAAATAAGTTGGTGCATTCTCAGGTGAAGCAAACGCCGTTTTCCAGCCATAGTTTTGGTTATACCCAACAACCATTTGATCGACAAAATCCGATTTACCGCTAGACGGAATACCAGTGACAGTAATGAATTGACCAGTGTAAGTCGAAAATATGTCGTCGAAATTCTGTAGGCCAACTTGAAATCCTGGTTTAAAACCATTACGAACAAAGTCCGTAATCTCACCTTCGATATCTTTAAATGTTGTGACATTCTCAAGCGGTACTGGTCTCGCTCCGGTAATACACTCTGCCAGTTTTTCTTTTCCATGTTTAAGTAAATATTCATTTGCGTCTTTACAGTCATCAAATGAAGCTAAAAAACAAACTTCAGCACCAAGTCTTCTTATAAGTTCTTGTTGCAAAGCTTGACCAGCTTCGTCCGCATCAACAGCTAATATTATTCTTTCTTTATCTTCAAAGTAATCAATACAAGCATCTAAGTAATCTAAATTGTTACTGTTTAATGTAGCTCCGTTAGGTACAGATATTGAATTAGGTATGCCAGCTTCATGAAGTGCTAACACATCCATTTCGCCTTCTACTATAATGCATTGGTCGTAACCAATTATACTGTTTATATTATAAAAGACTTTCTCAGCGCCCTTATACAATTTAAAGTTTTTTCTTCCATCGCGATACTTAACATTGATAAGTTGATCGCCAATAAAATAATTGAACTTTATAACGTTCTCGGTTTTACCGGTTTGTGGCATGTACTCTGGACCCTCGCCGATCTTAAGATCTTGAAGGGTTTTCTGAGTAATTCCTCTTGTACTAAACCAGTCTTCAACTTTAGTACTTACTTTTTGCACAGTAGGCGTGTCTGGTCTTATATAGACTTTTTCAGAAGCACCTTTACGTTGATAAGTATGTAGTTGAAAGCTAGTGTTACAATTATGGCAAGTACCGAGACCACGTTCCCAATCATAAGAAGCACATTGTGCTTTTTGGTTTTTAGGTTGTCTATCAGAAGAACACAAGGGACAAGTCCCCTGTGGTTTACCTTCAGCTAGACCATATTGATTGAAATCATCAATCAAGAATCCATTGATCTCACTTGTTTGCATTAATCTTCTATTAAGGTTATTTCACCGTTTTTGTTTTTACGAGCAATTATATAATCCTCCATTTAAAACGGAAGATCATCCTCTACTTTTTGAGGTGCGCTTGCTGCTTGAAAACCTCCATTGCCTTGAGCATCATCTCTTGGTGGCACAGCTACATTACTTCCATTAGTCCAAACAACTTTAACATTACCTAAATAAACTTTAGGTGCTTTAGCTTCGCGTTCTTCTTTACTCTGCTCTATAATAATAGGACCATTGTTGCCGAAGTTATCAAGCTCGTCGTTTAACGTAATAGTAACAGGTAGGTATTTACCTTTCTTACCTACATAGATCTTACTTTTATCAATTTGATCTAAATTAATACTTGTTTTAATAATACTTGCCATTTTAGTAAGTGTTTAATTGGTTAAACATTCTTGTTAACTGGTCTTTATTAGCTCCAGTGTTTCTACGTAGATTATCTACTGCTTTTACGTGGTTTTGATTTGTGTAAAAGTTGGTTTCATTGGTTTTGATTCCTGTTACGGTACATACTCTTTTTCTGGTTCTTGGCATAATTAAAGTGTTTCGGATTTAAAATATTGGTTTGGGTCAAAATCTTTACTGTCAAAGAATAACTCATACTGAGCTACTGCTTCTTGCACTTTACGTTGACCTTTTTCGTAAAATGAGCTTGAACATTCGCATATTTTTATTTGATGGGTGTTTTTGTCTATTACTATAAATAGCATGTCATAGCCAAATAACTGATTGTAGATAAAAGCTTGGCTATCGTAATTGTACTTAGATGCAGAGTATCTGAATTTCTCTATATCGTTTGTAGTTTTTAAGTCTATAACTAATCTTTCACTGTGATTAACTATGTCAGCTTTACCTTTCCACATTTTACCCTCAATCTCTTTAATGCCTGGAATTTCATATTCTACTTCTCCACTAGTAATTAGATCTTTGCATACGGTGTTAGACATCATCTTGTCAACCATTAACTCAATTTGATCTACTTCTTGCTGTAGTAAACATAATTCTCCATTAGAGATCTCTTTATACGCTTTAGTATTCCTTGTAGTTGACTGTACTATCTTAAAGTTTTTAAGCTTATTAGGTTCTAGTATAGCGGTATGAAAATAACCGCCAACTAAGAACGCTGGTATAGTCTTTTGAGGAATATGAAGCGCTAAAGGATTTTTTAATAAAGTAGATATATCAGAGTTGCTTAGATATTGTTTTCCAAACTTACCGTAGTAATGCTCGTCTTCTTCTAACTTTTTTAAAATTGCTTTAGTGTCCATTTAGAGTGTTGTTAATTCTTGTTCCACCTCCTTGGTTAGAACATACTTAGCTTTGATAGCTTCTAGTTTACCGCCTGACTTAATGAAATCTTTTGCCTTAGCTATTTGCGTAGCATTCATTGGTGTTTTTGAGTGGTCATTACTAGCATCACTATCTTGGGTGTCGTCAATTAGAAACAAATTACCTAAAGAATATTTCTTACCATAAGAAGATGCAGAGCCAAATTGCTGAGGTGTCTGCATACCTTTTTGTAGTAAGTCAACACCAACTAAAGCTGTAGCCGAAACGTGGTTTTCACCATCTGAAATCGTAGCTTTGCTTTCTAGTATAGGCATTGGTTGGCTATTGATTAATGTCTCATTAATCGTAACAGATACTCCTAGTTCTAATAGATAGGGTTTTGTTGCTTCTAAAATGTCTTCGGCAGATCTGAAGTTGTACTTACCGAATGAGTTAAATCTACTTTTCTTCGATTTAAACTTTGTCTGAATAGTTGAGAGCTTTTCGTTTATTGTCATTACATTATTGGTATTTGGTCTTATATATATAATCACATATATAAAACTGGTTTTACATTTATATTAATATTTAACTTACAGATAGTCAATCACTTGCGCGGGGTCTACATTTTTAATTAAACTTTGTACAGCTTGCTTCTTTAGCTCTGAAACTCTTACGTAATCACTAGCGCCTTTTATGTTTAATTTAGCAGCTATTTCTTTAGCAGAGTGCTTATCACAGTCTAATCCGTAAGACAATCTCAGTACTTCGTATTCGTTTTTAGTTAAATGCTTTAACATTAAACTTTTTAAATAAGAATTTAATAAAGCTATATTATACGGCTCTGATTTATCAGGCACTTGATAGGTCATATCTTCATCATCTTCATAAGGATTAGCATCAATACTTAAAAAGATGCTATTAAAGAACATGCTAACCATCTTCTCATCATTAGGATTCTTACGTATTTCGTTCATCTTGTGCTCTGGTATACGTATATCGCCTCTGTTTATATCTACAGCTCTACGTATAGAACCTTTAATGCGTTTAGAAAAGAAAGACTTTAAGGTTTTTTCTTGATCTTCAGAGCTCTCTAACGTTAGGTAGTCTAATTTGTCAACTGACTTTATAAGACCAACTGATCCTTCTTGAATTAGGTCGGTTATTGTCATGACGCCTGAGGCTTGCTGACTGGTTGAGAATTTACGAGCTATGTTTTCCACGAGAGGTAAGAACTTAGTTATAAGTTCATTTCTTTCGTAGCCAGTAAGATTTTTGAGGTCAGGTTGCGAAGCTTTGACATCCTCTTTATATCTTATATAGTTCTTAATATTATATTTTTTCATTTAGAATTAATTTTTCATGTTTAAGTTCATTGTTCATTTTTCTATGTATTGTTCTAGTTGAGCAATTAAGCGCCTTAGATAAACCTTTAATCGTTATAGCATGTCCTTCGTCATTTATAGCTAGCATAGCCTCGTAGATGTCTTCTATCGTTATGCTTGTTTTTCTACCAATTAACTTACCTACTATTTTTAGTTTTTCATCAGTGCTTAGTCCTGTGTAATCATTGAATATAATCTTCCTTAGTTTATTGTTGGGAGGTTCTTCAAGATCACTCTGGTTTATATCTCGTATTATATTAGTTAACTTGTCGGGTTTTATGGTGAATGTAGTAAATCCATTGTCTTTGTTTGAAATAAATATGCATAGCTTCTTGAATTTATTTTCAATTAGATTAGGATTTAAAAACCATATAACTCTTAAGTGCCAACGTAAAGATTTATACGTATTTATCAATGCTTTACTTCTAAATAAATCATAAAACTCATACGTACCCTCTTCGAAATAATATCCCCAGTCAAACGAATGACTAGGTTTATCTAACACAGGAAGTCTCCTATATATGATACGGTTATCGTTTAAATGTTCTATTTTTCTGTGTGACATTAGCCTGTTACTCTTAGTAGTTAATAGCCTATTGTCATATTAATATGACATGTTTTTAAGTCTGCGGCTATATTTGCGAATTAAAATTGCTTTACGCCTAAGTTCAGGCTCGTCTAAATGTGTATCATTTCTTGTTGAAATTAATATTTCATCAATTATCTCTTGTCTTAATTCATATATACTTCTCCATAAAAAATTTTTATGATCTCGTCTTCTTGTGCACCAAATTTTGAGGTTTCCTATATTTATTGTCATTTTTTCTGAAAGTTTTTATAGTGGATTTAACTATTTCGTTTGTTTCTGTTAGGTGTTTGTATAGTTTTATGCTCATATTTGTTTTTCTTTGTTACAGTTTTTACAGATGTTAAGGTACCCAGCGTTTAAAGCACCACATCCACAATTCCATGCGCTGTCTACTAGTGATTTATTCATTTGCAATCTATTAAATATCCATTCATAACTTGCTCGCAATAATCTTTACGAGAATAACTTAGCCAGCCAAAAGAATGTTGTCCAGGTCTAAGTTTTATTTTATTCCATTCGTCGTAATCAGCGTCATAATAAACACAATCACACATAACCTCTGGTATTACATAAATATCTTGTTCGAATACATCTTCAACATAACAAGACTGCAATAACACTAATAATAATAATGTTTTAAATTTATTCATAATTTCTGATTGCTTTAAATAATGGATGGCGATAAGAACCTGCTGGAGTTTTTTGGAAGAACGTGAACGTTGCTACCTTGCCAATATATGAGTCGGCATTGGTAAACATGGTTCGCATGATATCATAAGTTTCCATAACAGGCATACCAAAAGAAATACCGTTACTGTCAACAGCAAGAAACTTCCCAATTGTACCACTACGTTTACCTTTTCCTTCAACAAAGCCAGTGATTGTTGCTTCTGTGTCTTGGAAAGCTTTGAACTTGAGTAGATTGTTTGATCGTTTGTTTTCATAAGGTAAGTTTGTACGTAATATAGAGCCTTCGTAACCGGCTTTTAGGTTTTGATTGTTAAATATAGTAGCTAAGCCTTTGTTAGGTGTTAGCGTAGTTGCTACTGATCGCACTTGAGGTAGGTTATAGCCTAGAAGCATAAGACGTATACATCTGTTACGGAAATCAAATGAATGATTGTTAGTTGTTTGGATGTAATCGTAGCAGTGAAACTGAATAAGAGTTTGATCTTTAGTAGCATGTTGCGTGCGTACAAGAGATATAATCTTGTTAAAGTTGTCTTTGAAGTCGTGATTGTATAGCTCGCCATCGAGTACAACAGTTGGGTTTGCTGCAAAGAAAGGTTTTAGTTGGCGACGTAGATGCTGAACGTTTTTGAACTTTTTACCACTGCGACTGAATGCGCCTTGCTTTGTAAAGATACAACGTACGCCGTCAAGCTTAGGTTGAAGGAACATAGTTTGATTCCAGTTGATATCTTTTTTTTGTTGTGCGAATGCAAGCATTGCGAATTTACCTTGTTTAATCGAGTTTATCATATTTGTTTTTAATTATTTCTATTTTTCTTTTTATTATCTTAGCTTT